CGATTCCTTCTAATATTATTTCTACAAATTTCACAAAATAACATTACTATACATACACTACATACAATTATAATAACTATACCAAGTGCAGTAAATATATTATTTTCATCTACAAGTTCGGTTGGATAATCACTTAAACTATTACTACCACTATCACTGTCACTATTTTCATTATTAATAAGTAGTTGTATCATTTAATAAGTAGAATTGTATTATTTGGTAATTAAATTATTTTCAAATTATTTTAAGCACATAAAAATATGGATACTATTATACAAATCATAATTATAAAAAAGCCACAACACGGACATGATGCGGGATCATCCATTTTTAAATATTTTTAGTTATTAAGTCTTAATAACTAATTTTCAAATTATTTTTTTAAATAATTTAACTAATTATATATATTTAATTATAAATGAGTTCCTCGGACGAAGATTCGGATAAATTAAAACCATTATTACTTTATGAATCAAATGATCCTATTAATTCAGCTTATTTTTTATCAGAATGGCAATTAAATAATGAAGTTAAAAAATTAGAAACAATGCTAAAAGCAACAGAAAAACAAAAAAAAGTTGTTGAAATCCTTAAAAAATCTCATCAAATTATAAAGGATGCTAGATAATTATTAAATAATATTTAGCTAAAATATAACCTAATATAATACCTATTATGAAATGATAATTATATTTTTGTTCATAATTATCATTTGGTGGTCTTGGTGATGGTGTACGTGGCTCCTCTTCATAATTTACATTGTCTTCCTCATTATCTATAATATTCATTTTAAGTTCATTTTCATTATCACTACTATCATTACTATCACTATTATTATATGCAATACAAATTCCCTCCATTTTTTTAATTTTTTTAAAGAGCATATTAAATAAATATTTTAAGATAATTCTTTAATTAATTCAATATCTATTATATTTCCTATTTTTATATTATTATCACGAACCCAACCAGCATTTACTTCTAATATGTAATCGGATGGGTTATCTATTGATACAGTATCTAAAGATAATGGAACAGTATCTTCTACATATCCGATAACTTTATATTTTTTATCTAAAAATAAAACATCTAATGGAATATATGTATTTTTCATCCAAATTGAATTAATTTTATAATCAAATTTAAATAACATTCCTTCATCATAATTTAAATATTTTCTAAACATTAATCCAAATTTTTTATCTTGAATTGTTGTAACTAATTTTGCTTTAATAGTTTTTGATACTACCTCATTTTTAAAAAAACTAATTTTTATAAACATTAAAAATATTATTAGAAATATATATTTAATATCAATTATCATTAATAATATAATTTATATTATAATTTAATGCTAAAATACCATTAATTATATGTCCTGTAATATCAACTCTCGATGATTCATCTGTAAATTTAAATAAACCATATTCATTATCATATCTGTCTATTAACATTTTATATAAATATAAAATATTATCTAATATATTTTGTTTTATATAATCATCATCAATTAGTATTAATATAGAAGACAATGCTTCAAACCCCACCGCATAATAATTTGTTTCTACTTTATCTTTTTTATAAAGTTCTGATAATATATTTATAACTCTAGATGCTAAAATCTGTGCGTGATTTCTAATATTATTGTTTGTTTCAATTGAATTTTGGAATAATACATATAAATATTTAGATTCCCAATTATATTGGAATATATCATCTATTTTATATTTGGTATGTTTCATCATTTCATTATATATTATTTTTCTATTTTCAATTAATTTATTTGAATATTCTTTAGAACAACTTAATGCTATTGCTATTAATACTTCTCCTCTTTCAAATCTTTTTTCTAACCAAGGAATAGAATTATACAAATAATGACATATTTGTTTACTAAAATGTTTATTATTATTTTTATTTATATTTTTAACTAAAATTTGTACTAAAAAACTACTTGCTTGTCTAAAATCTGTTTTATCTGCAATAAATTTATTTTTATATTCTTTTATTTTTTTATCTAATAACTGAATCGTATCTGTATTTATAAAATCTTTAAATTCATAAATATCATTTAATAATGATAAATTTCTAACATCTTGTGTACTATCATATTTTATTTTTTTATCTTTTGTAACTATATATGGAATATCTGATACATAATAATCATTTATAAAATTAATATAATTAAATTTAATAATATTAAAAAATCGGAGTGTAAATATTTTATATATTTGTTTATTAAAAACTTGTGTATTGTATGCATAAAACTGATAACTAGTTGATTTTATTCCAGCTTTATTTAATAATGAAGTTTTAATATAATTCCAATCTTTTGCTTCTTTAAAAATTTTTGGCAAATAAGTAGCTCTTTTATTATTAATATCTGTAACTATAACTCCATAATTACTATTATTATCATAATATGTATTTAGTGGAATTATTAAACCATTTTCATTATTTATTGCATATATATTATTTAACAAAAATGTAATTTCATAATCAGAATAAGAATCTTTATATATTGTATCAAAATAATTTTTTCTATTATCTTCCCATGTTGCTTTATAAGAAACCGTTTTTATTGATTCTATAATATTATTTTTATTCATTACATCAAATCTAGCTATATTTTGATTTATATCATTTATATTATTTGTCCAATTACCAATACATCCATGAACATTATTATTATAATCTTTATTATTTGGTAAATCTGTTCTATGTACTGTAACAAATACTCCAAAAGCATTATTTGGTATTACATTTAGTACAGATGATATATTTTCTTCTATATTAAAACTCAACGAATGACATATTGTTATATCCAATAGATGATCCATATTATTATTAATAAAATATTAAAAAAAAAAAAATAAGCCACAAATGAGAGTCGAACTCATGATCTTTCGCTTACAAGGCGAACGCTTTAACCAACTAAGCTATTGTGGCATATTATTTAATATATTAAAAAATTTAGAATATATACGAATAGAATAAAATAAATAATTAATTAAAATATAAATTTCTAATATCCATTATATTTACTCTACATATATTACAACTTATATTTCCATTATGTCCTTCATATTCTAACATTCTTTCAATGCAAGTAGAACAACATGTATGTCCACAAGGATTAAAATATTTATTTACTTTATTAGTTAAACATATAGTACAAGTATTATCAATATTTAAATTTATATTTTTAATTACATTTAAATATTTATTTAGTTCTTTTCTTTTTTCAATATATTCTTTTTTTATTAAATATATTTTATTATTTTTTTTAATCGTTTCTCCTATTTTTTGAATTTGCTCAATTAATTCATCTCCATTTTCTAATAAATATTCATTATTTAATATTTTAGTATAATTTATTGCTCCATTTAATAATGTTATATCTTTTTTAGTCTTTTCTATATGACTTTTTACTTTTTGTTCTATTTTTAAAAAATCATCTTGAACTTTCTTATACTCTTTTAAAAATTTTTCGTGTAATTCTAATAATATTTCATTATTAGATTTTTTAGATTCTGGTTCCGGTTCCGATTCTGGTTCCGGTTCCGATTCTGGTTCCGGTTCCGATTCTGGTTCTAATTCTTGTTGTAAACTTTCAAATTGTTTAATTTCTTCTTCAATATTTTTATAAAATTCTTCATTATCATCATTATCTTTTAAAAATAGTAATATATCGTCTTTAATATTATTTAAATCTTTATCTAATTGTACAACATCATTTGATCTATTATCCATTATATTATTATCAATATTTCTTAAAATATGTTGAGTTTCATTATTTAATAAATCTCTATCAGATGATCCCATTAAATAAGAATAATTATTTGTACTGTTAAAAATAGATGACATATTCATTATATAAATTATATATAAATTATAAATTTTTTTTAAACTATTATATATATATATATATAAATTATAATGGAATATTCTAGGAATAGAAATGATAGAAGAACCAGACAAGATACACGGTCTAGACAAGATACACGGTCTAGACAAGATACACGGTCTAGACAAGATACACGGTCTAGACAAGATACACGGTCTAGACAAGATACACGGTCTAGACAAGATACACGGTCTAGACAAGATACACGGTCTAGACAAGATAGAAGAACTCGGGAAGACAGACGTTCAAGGGAAGAAAGACAAGCTAGAGAAAGACAAGAGAGAGAAAGACAAGCTAGAGAAAGACAAGCTAGAGAAAGACAAGAGAGAGAAAGACAAGAGAGAGAAAGACAAGCTAGAGAAGAAAGGGAGATTAACAGATTAATGAGATATATAAGAAGTAAATGGGATGGGTATCGATCATTTAATATAAAAGTAAATGATAAGAATATTTCACATATATTTAAATCAAGAGAAAGAGGTAGTCCACATAATGATTATTTTTTAGATGTTATTCCTCAAGATAATTATAGCGATACAAAATTGGTTGATAATTTTAATGAAAATAGACATAATCATATTCATATATTTAGAGATAGAGGAAATGGAAAATTGACTTGGCAACTAACTTGTCGTAAACCATTTATTCCTTATGATGATTATGGTTCTGGACACGATGAAAGTAGAACAAGAGGATTATTTGATGATATTAAAGATATAAATAGTAAACTAAGTGAATGGAAATATTTATTAAAATCTTGTATTAAATCATGGTTTAATGTAGATGGATTTTCTAGAACAAGAGATAAAAAAAAGATACTTTATCCAAGATTTGAAAGAGATCTTGGTAAATTTGCTAATTTAAAAAGAACAAGAAGTGGAACTTTATGGAGAAGAAATAGGGAAGTAGGGAAAAGAAATCTTTTAAATAAGACAAAAATATATAATAAATTAGCAAAAATAGAGGAAGATCTTTTAACAGAATTAGATGCAAGTTTTAATTTTTTACCAGAAACAGATAATTTTGAAATAGGGGACGATGATGATGATGAAGTAAATCAAAGTGTTCAAGATACATCACATACTGATCCTGAAATTAATCTTCTTTTAGAAGAATCAAATATTCCCATAAATTATGATGATTTAGATCCAGAAGAATTAGATGATAAAATGAGTATTGACCCTGAAATTGAAAGACTTTTAGCAGAATCAAGGGGAGGTGCTAAAAAAACTAAAAAAACTAAAAAAACTAAAAAAACTAAAAAAACTAAAAAAACTAAAAAAACTAACATTAATTTGGGAGATTATGATAATATACAAGAAACATTATTAAAAAGAGAAGAAGCAATACAAAGAGGTAAACAACTATTATTAGAAAAAGAACAAAAAAAACAAAGAAAAAAAGCAGCAACAAAAATACAAAGTGCAACAAAAGGTAGACAAAGTAGAAAAAAAACTGATTGGAAAAAAAGGACTGAACCAATGCCTTTCCCATTTGAAAAAAGAATACTAACAAATCAAATACTGGGTAATGATATAGAAACTGTAATTGATAGAATGGAAAAATTAGATGATACTAGAATAGAAAATATAGATTTATTAAAAAATATGGATAAATCAATGTATGATTATGGTAAAAAATATACAGAAGGAAAAGGATATTATAGTTCAGAAAAAGAAATTAGAGATATTATTCAATTTAGAAATAAAAATAGAGAAGCATTAAATGATATTTATAAACAAATGAATAAAAGGGCTACGATATGGGGTCTGGATCAGGGCAAAGAAG